AACCATTACCTGCTTTATCTACTGTTGGTTTCCATATTCTATCATCAACGTATGACTTAGTCTCGCCACTGCCGGCTGATTCTGCTGCCTGTATAATTTTGTTGATATTAGAACCGCGATTGCGTTTGAGTGTTTGAAATGACATTGTATTGTCTCCTTATTACTGAAATATTGACTGAAGTATAGTATTATATATACTAGTTAAATAACGATGAATCTATAGAATTTTTCTTTGGAAGAAAATTAAGATCCATCGCTTCCGCTTCAAGCTTATCTTTTATAACTGGTGATATAAACTTTCGAATGTCTTCGATTTCTATATCGTTAGTTTCACAGACCTTTATTATTGCATCCATATATGGAATTCTAAGATCTGCTACGGTCTTTTCGATAAGCTTTGTAAATTTAGACTTTGTTAGAAATTGTTCTTCTATTTTCATTTGTCTAAAATCCTTAATAATATTGTATCTTTATTGATACGACCGTTTGGTGAAAACGTTTTGGTGGTTATACCTTTCCAAGCTTCATCAATTTGATTTGGTGTTTTTGATAAGAACATTGGTAGGTAATCGTCAGGCTTACGTAAAGTTACTGACCTGCTTGTTGCCTTATTAAAGTTCTTAATGGTTGAACCTGATATTACAAATCCACTTGGACTGTCTGTAACGTACTCGGTAACGACTTTATACTTACAATTAAAGGTATACAATCGAGACTTGTTTGGTACCTGTATCGGATTGATAGATACGATTTTATAATCAGTATCTTCTTTCTTATATTGCACTTTTGATACCTGCTTATCAATTGCAACAGAACCCTTAACCTTAACGTTACGAGATGCTTTACTTGCAGATTTAATTCTATCTAAATCAGAAAGCATTTCCTTACAGACTTTAATTCTGTGATTGAGGACTGACCGTTTAAGGTGGGAGTAACCTTCGACAGCTTGATCGCATCTTTTGTGGTATGCGTCTTCATAATCAAGAAGCCAGCCCTCAATCGTTGGCTTAACGTGACTTACTGCAGCGTTTGTTAAGCCATGGAACTTGAACCTATCATATATGTTAATAGTGGCATCTTCACCATCGATCCACTTGTCTTCTAGTTCAAGTAACTCTTGTATTATAGTGTTCTTAATCTTACGCGTCATTTTTTCTTGTATGGTTAAAACAATCACGTTAGTTTTCTTTTCAGCTTGTTTTTGCTTATATAACTCTTTACCCGTTTCGATAAGAGGTATGACATAATCAAATAATGAATTTAAAAATTCTTTGGCTTTATCGCCACCAAGATCATTATTTTTATATAGATCATTATTGTACCAGAATGCAGTGGCTGCATGATGCGTCATATTAAACTTCCACTCTGGATGACTTAGTATATACTTAGCTGGCTCAGGAAAGTTTTTCTTGATCCAAGCTTTAGTTTGATTGATACAATCTTTTCTATCAACTTCTAAATGAAAGTAATTTTTTACCGCATCGAAACCTTTTTCGACTGGTACACCTGCTAGACCAGTTCTTGCTCTAGCTCTTGCGTTTTTCTTTTTAGTCTTCTTACCTTTTAATGCCGCTAAACTCATAAATTATTCTCCCTTATATAATTGCCGACTGCGCCTTTTACCATTGATGGGTATTCACCTAAGTATGTACCCGCTACTAACATATCTTTATTTAATAAATGCTTGTGCATATGCTGGATATTATCCCAGTTTTCCAGTATATCTTTTGCAAGCTGATCAAATTCAAAATCCTCGATTAGTGGCTTATCCAACTCGTAGTATGCATAAGCGCACATTAAATATTTTGCTATAGGATTTTTCATTATGCGTGACCTCTTAACTTAAGAGACTCTTGCATTGCTTCAGTATCGGTGTAATACTTATCCTGATGAGCAATATTAATCTTAGTGGATATAGCAGCAGCTAAACCACTGTTTTTTTCGATAAGCTTTTGAGCAAACTCATCTTGGTGAATAGGTGACATTGCTTCTAGTTGTTTGATGATTGTATCATAATTAAACATAATATATAAACTCCCGATTTTTTATTATACTTATATTCTACCATACTTTTGCGTAAATGTACACAGTTTTGTTGTTAACATGTTAATTAGTTCCTACGCATTGTTGCATAATCTTTTGCATCTGCATCTTTGTTTACAGGCACCATGTTTGACTTGTGCATGGTGGCAATACCTGTAATGAATGTGCCTGTATAGGCGTTTCGTTTGGACTTACCAACAACCTTACCTACGTAGTTGCTTGTTGGTAGAGAACGTGAAAGCTCTTTATAGTTAGGAGCTTTGATTCCTGAATCTTTGGTTTTGTTTTTAAGCTGGCTTGGATGCACGCCACGAGACATTAACCACTTATCGTGCTCGGCTTGTGCTTTTTGCCAACCGGGCTTACGAAACGGCTTACGCTTTTTGCTATTGTTGTTATTGTTATAATATACTGGCATTAAGTGCATAGTCATAGTTTCAACCTTTTATTTTTATTTTACCATAGATTTGCGTAATTGTAAAGGAAAAAAGCAACAATACCTAAAAAAATTACAATTGAAAATTTGTACATTAGTTTTATTACTGCTACGAAAGAACCTACAAGAATAGCACCAGCTACTACGAAGAAGAGGAGTTGAAAAAATAGTGGTGCTAACTCTTGTATTTCTGATGGACTTGGCATTTGCCTTCTCTCCAATTAGTTAAATTCTGTGGGGCGGCGATCACTTCCATCCAACTCTACCGACCGATGAGCCCGCCCCTTGGTAGAGTTGGGGAACGTTTTACATTCCGACTGTGGTTCCCTGGGTAGCTCCGCACCTGTAAACCCCGACGCCCTTCTGCTTCTGCCTATTTGCAACTTCTCCTTCAGACGCCCTGTCGGTTTCTTTCGCTATGTCATTTTTTATACTCCCTTTTTAATTTTATAATAATATTATACACTGTTTTTTTGCCTTTGTAAAGGAAAAAATGCACTTATTTCAAATTTTGTTATTAACATGTTAATTAAGTCCGATACTTTTGAATATAATCTGGTCCAGAGCTAGGGGAAAGCTCTGGACTTTTATTCCAATTAAAAATATTTTTATTCTTAGCTTCTTCAAGCTCTTCAGTTAGTTCTTTGATACGCTTATATAAAGCATACTTCTCTTTAGTTTCTTCAGCTAACTGCTTCTTTAGAAGTTCTACCTCAGTGAACGCTTGGCTCGTCATCTTCGATTTCCTCCAATTTAAAAATAAACTCCATACCGTTATCGTTATGAGCTTGATCCACTAACTCGCCAAGTTCATAGTCTTGACCTTCAACGGTAAATACTATTTCGTTATCCTCATTAAATTTTTTTAAGGATGCTTTTTTAAAGTCGATGATATTTGATTTAGTTTTTTTAGACATATTAAAACTCTTTCTTTATTATATTATTATTATACACTAGTTTTATGTACATGTACACAAAAAAGTGATTAACCTGTTAAATGTTTTGCATGAATTCTACAACCTATAAAATTGTTATAGTAATCATCTCTAAACAATACATTGTGGTCAAACTGAAGCTTTGCTTCATAATAAGACATTTCGCCTTTTGTTTTACAGAGTTTTAATATTTCACGTTTGAATCTTTCTTTTCCATGTTGTTCCACAAGTTGCCGTACTTCATTGGACGATCCATAATAATCTTTCCAGTCTGATTCAACACGTGTTCGTACACGTCTCTTACGTGTTTTGTTGATGGGAAGAACTTTAGGTTTCCAGAAGTTCTTCTTTCCAATATACTTTTTGTTGTTGTTAATTTCAGTGAGTTGATATACAAATCCTTGATACTCTTCTGGTGTTACTTCAAATAATTCATTATTATAATACCACATAAAGTTATTTATTCTTTTTTATAGACGGCCCCTCGTAATGCCAGTGGACTCGTCGCTTGTAATATTGGCGTGTTAATGCCAATTGGTAGAGGTTTTGTAGGTTCAAATTTTGGTAGCAATGGTAACAGTATTAGAAAATGAAAGAAATAATATCCTGTACAGATTCTAGTTGCCAATACGTACCACCCTTCAGCAGGCATCGCACCTAAATAACCTAACGCTATGCAGTCAAGGAATAATATCCAAAAGAATATTCTATATAGTGGTCTGAAGTTACTGCTTCTTATCGGCTGTCTATCGAGCCAAGGTAATATAAACAATACAGCTATCGCGCCAAACATTGCAATAACACCACCAAGTTTATCAGGCACCGCTCGTAGTATTGCATAGAAGGGTAAGAAGTACCATTCTGGCACGATGTGAGCAGGTGTCACCATAGGATTGGCTTCGATATAATTATCCGGGTGCCCCATGAAGTTTGGAAAGAAAAATACTGCAGCCGCAAAGAACGTCAAGAATATACCTAATCCAAATAAATCTTTTATAGTATAATACGGATGAAATGGTAAGGTGTCCTGTGTTCCTTTTACATCTATGCCTATCGGATTATTTGAACCAAATCGATGCAACGCGACTAAATGTAATATCACAGTTCCAACTATAACGAATGGTAATACAAAGTGTAAACTAAAAAATCTATTTAGCAACGCGTTATCAACACTAAATCCACCCCATAGCCACGTCACAAATTTTTCGCCTATCAGCGGTATCGCAGAGAATAAATTTGTAATAACAGTCGCACCCCAGAAACTCATTTGACCCCATGGTAGAACATAACCCATAAACGCAGTTGCCATCATCAGTAATAAAATTAAAGGTATCGA